TGTGTGGAGCAGTATCTGCTCTAATATCCCGATTAGTTTAAAATGCTAAGGCATATGTCGAAATACGATGACATTATAAGACCGTCTGAAGCATTAACTTTCGTGGCAAAAAGACAGAAGATGTTACATCCAGAAGTTACACATCATAACAGTGAATTATACGACTTAGCGCAACAGAAGAAATACTTCATTCCTAAATATCACTCTTTCACTCAAATGAATCTCAACAATTTGATGAATGATGCTAAGAAATATGAGGTTTCAAAAACCTGGTGTCCAGATGACGCCAGATTAGAGGTGGCAGTGAGAGCCTTGCATATGTACTTCAATCCAATAATGATTCATTCAGAAGCTCTCACCCCCCAAGAGACTGAAAATGTCATGGAAATGCAAACATCGGCTGGATTCTTGCCTAAACAAAAAGGATGCAAGAAGAAAGCAGATGTTTTTCAATTCCATAGAGAAGAACATTACGCAGACATCCAAAGGGTTCTCGATGGTTACTATCCCGAAACTATTTGGGAGGAAAGCCCGAAGCAAGAAATTAGGAGTAATGAAAAACTGTACAATGAAAATCCTGAAGACAATAAGCAGCGTGTTTTTATGTGTGCTGACACTTTGACATACCAAATCAATGCAATGCTTTATTATGAGCAAAATCAACGCCTCTACAACCTCAACAAAAAGAAACCAACCTGGTTCGGTCCAGGAATGGATATTTATAGAGGAGGCTTTGATACTTTTGCTTCATACATGCTTCAGGACAGCCCTTACCGTAGAAATGTTGGTAAAGAAAAAACTTTCCGTTGTTTTGATATTAAAGCAATGGAGGCGTCCATCTTAACCAAATTGTTTCATATCATTTATACCCTTCGGAATTCAAATCTCACCCACTCTCCATTTCCATTAAGACAATTAGACAATGCAAAAGAGTGGGCATTTGATAACTTGGTTTTTTCTCTCATTCTCACAATATGTGGATATCTAGCATTCAAACAAGGAAAAAACCCAAGTGGAGGTTTTAACACTCTCACTGATAATACTTTTGCTGGAATCTTTATTCTAATCTATGCAGCTACGCGCTATCACATGGATCCAGCAGAAATCGTTAAAATCATGAATTCCCTTCCTTGTAGTGTAACTGGTGATGATTCTCTTTTAGCTGATTCCTATCTTTGGGATCATCTTGAAGAAGATGCTCTCCATCTTGGTTTTACCTTGAAACCAGAAGTTGAAGGAGCAGTTCCAATAACAGCAGCG